CTAGCGGCGGCACGGTTCGGATTTCGTGGGATATGATCCGCGCCAAAAAAGCCGGATTAAATACGGCTATGTGGTCAAAGTACCCTCGTCAGATGCTACGCAGCCGCGTCGTCTCCGAAGGTGTCCGCACGGTTTGCCCTGGCGCTACCAGCGGAATGTTAGTTGTCGAGGAGGCCCAAGATCTACCAGTGCGTGACGTGACGCCGCGTCCTAGCGTGGTCGAGCGCCTGAATTTGGAATCGTCGGTGATCGAAACAGAGATTGAAGACGAACCAGACCACGAGGGATTGCTAAACGCCGCAGCTAAACAGGGTCTAGACGCTCTCAAAACAGCGTGGCAATCAACGCCGCGTGAAATTCAGAACCGTTTGGGTAAGGATTATCTTGACGCCCTGAAGGATATTGCAGCCGCGTCACCTGTAGCTGAAGAACCCGACGAAGATCCGGAGGCTATGTTTTGACCCAGACGCTGACGACTGGAGAAGGTAGTTTCGATCTGTTAACCCCAAAACAGTTGTCGGATCGGTATTACGGAACGCCATCAGTTCGAACAATTACAAACTGGCGTCATATGGGCTATGGACCCCAATTTATCAAAATTGGAAAATCTGTTTTTTATCGTTTGATTGACGTTGAAAACTGGGAATCTAGACAACGCAGTGACTAAATGCTAATTACTGGGAGCGGGTTTCCTCCCGGCCCGTACTACCTAACCCCGTCGCGTTGATTTGATCCGCGACGGGGTTTTTTTGTAAACCTCAAGAATGGCTCTGTTTCATCCGCTTGTGGTCAGTAAGAAACCCTCAGCGTTTATTCGTTGGGGGTTTTTTATCTAACGCCCGCCAAGCCTCAATCGTCAGCCGGTGCCGCGTCGCGCAGTCCTGATATTTCGCGATCAGATCCAATTCCCAAATCAAACGATCAGGGTCTATCCGCGCCGGTTCCGGCAGAGCTGGGCAGGATCTCGCCAGATTCGGCGGCGGCATTGTGATCGCGGACGGCACTGATGAGCAACCCGAACATAGGATCAGGAATGCCACACTCGGCAGGAACCGGCGGGCCATCGCGATAATATTCTCTAACGGTGTTTGTGCGCTCTGTGGCGACCCGTGACGCCCGTTCGCGCTCCGCTTCATATAGTGTCGATACATTGTTTAATCGCTCCTGCACAGCAATCTGAGCCTTGTACGCCTTAACCGCCGCAGCCTTGGCCGACCCGTCGCGGATCGCGTAACCGTTGGCGCAGCCCAGCACAAAAACAGCGACCAACGCGCCTAGAATATATGGCCAAGAAATCACGACACGCCGCCATCTGGCACTAGCGCCGCAACAACGCCGACCAGCGCCGCCGCATAGGACCAAGGCTCACTGAGAGCCGCCGCCGTGACAATACCGCCACTAATCAGCATCCAAGTTGAACGCTCGTTCAAACGATCACGAATATATTTAATCATCGCCGGTTTCCATCATCTTTGCCAATCGCTCGGCACGACCGCCGACTTGTTTCGCCCACATGCTCGCCCGCATACCAGCCGCCGCGTCTTTCCAGCGTTTGTCGTGTACAGCGTCAAGCGTGTTCTTAAATCCCGACAGGCGGCGAATGCCCAGATTAAAACACATATTCAGCATCACGCGGGACCGAATCGGATCGTCCACCACGGCAAGCCACCAAGGTTGCCGCTCGCATTCCTTTTTCACGCGAGCGATATCAGATGCCAGAAGCGTGTAAGCCTCATCTTTCGAAATCCCGACGTCATCAAGATTGCGTCCAACGCCAATCGTGGTTTTTCCAGCGGTGCATTTGTAAGGCTTCAGGCGCAAACCCTCATCCTTGACCAGCTCGGTGATTAGTTTCGCGTCGTTCATTGTGCCGTCTCCGTAAACAGCCGGTTAATTCGCGCAAGGCTGCATGTGGCCCGCTCTACTTCGCCGTCGATCTTGTGGTAAGTGATTGCCTGCATATCACGCTTCGAACGATATCCCGAACCGTGGTGCCAAGCGTCCGAAGCCGCTAGCGTCCGCATATATTCAACGGTGCAGCCGGTATATTCTTTGACGTCGCGGTGGTGAACGTGGCCCACGATCCAAGTGCGGTGTTGATCAGCCTCCCACCAATGGGCTGCATCATTCGCCATGATCATAGGCAGATCTTTACCCTTGGCCCCGTCGCCGTGACAGGTGCCGATTAGGTTCTTACCCCATAAATAGTACCAATACGGGTTGGGGCTAGTGATCACCTCGACCCGTGGCTCTGATTCGTAGTGCGCTTCCATCATAAGCGCGATCATCAACGCCGTTTCAGGATCGTGATTGCCGGGATCAATCCGCACGATTACCCGTTCGTGTTTTTCGAGCATCCGGCGGATGTGGTGACGCTTGCAACGCATCACGACCCGGATCACTTCAGAGTGACGCCCGACCACATCTAGGTAATGCCCGGAACTTGGCGTCCGGTTTTTGTTATTGTCAGCGTGTGTAGAATCGCCCTTGTCGTTATAGAGCGCGAGGCAAGCCGCTGGGGCCGCATCGACCAGACGATCTATAGCAGAGCAGGTAATTCGCTCAAACTCCGCCAGATCGAAACGTGAGCCGGTTTCAGCCTCCCACGAATATAGACCGGCGTGAGGATCGCCTTGGGGATATACCGTGAGCAGATCGCCATCAGAATATCCGCTGTAAGGGATCGGAATTGCGGAAATCATTTCATCGCGCATACCCGCAACGCGAGCGTCCATTTCGGCCTGTTTGGCCTGCGCGGTCGGTTCCTGTATCAGCCATTGGCCGATAGGTTTTCCGTCTCGATTGTAATAAGTCGAAGCCCGTTTAACAGCAAAGCCCGGCGCAACAGGTCTGGTTAAGTCAGCCTCTGGCGCGTATCCTGAGGATGCCGCTTTTAATCTTAAAGCCATCAGCGCATTAGTAATCGCCGTCTTGCCGACACCCAGCGCAATGGCTGCCGCCCGTGCTGATCCGTGGATATTAATCGCTTCTATATATTGCCTTTGGCGCTCGCTCGCATAGGCAAGCAACGCCTCGTCAATATATCCCGTTGGACCGGCCATGCAGCCTCCTACTTGTCAGCTTTGCCGTCTAGCTTTGTCCATATTTTGTCAAGCATATCCAGCACACGCTGCATATCGGATTTAAAGTCATCTTTTGTGACATAGGTTTTCGGTAGTTCTTCACGCAATTTGGCTAAATCGGATTTCAATTCCTTTACCGCAGACCACATCTCTCTGGCGAACCATCCAAGAACGCCAGAGATTAAAACAAACCCAAAATTAATAAGCGCCTGCGTTTCCATTACGAAATGGTTTCCTCAGCTTGAACAAGAAATGACCCACTAGGTAGATCATACGCTGAAGCTGTAAAATTAAATAGTCTAACGGTGGCTGTATTTGTCGCTGTATATCGAGTTGTCAACATCATTGCTTCCGTCGTAAGGCCGATAAAATTAGACGATAGAAGCCAGTTGCCTGTATCCAAGCCCGGAACCGTGACAGAATAGTCAGCCACACCCGCTGGGGCGATACTGGCGGGGTTGACGGCAGATCGCCCTTCAATCCGCCGACCGCGAAAGTAGGTAACCGTGGCATTTTCCTTAATGTAGGATGCAAGCCGATTATTAAAGCAGTCATTATCAACAAATTTCAAACCAACCAGCGGTGACGCCAGAGAATAGTCTGCGCCGATTCCGTAACCCTGCGTTCCGGATGCCCCGTTCTGATCAAACGCACGGTTATTGGAAACCAGCGAATAGCTTCCGTTATAGGTAGCGTTGCCCGCCGGAATTTGAATTCCGCGTGTCGTATATAGGCCCGTAGTCGCCCAATACTGCCCATTGTCATAAACGGTGTTTCCAGAGCAGATGCCGCCTTGTGAACCAAAGCTGATCCCGCTTGCCCCGTTGTAATAACAAATGTTGTTAAGGCACTCTTCGTAAGCGCCCCATAGTTCAAACCCAGAATTGACCGTGTTATCTGTATCTGGACCAATGTAAGTGTTTGTATAGGATGCGCCCGCAACCGTGCAGTAGCCAATGCGGGTAATCACGTTGTTGGAATAGACGTTTTTGCTGACGTTAATAGCCTGCTCAGACACAAATGCCGCACCATAAATTACGTTACGAACCAGATTTCCAAAGATATTAGAATGCCGCAAAGTCAGATTGCAGCCGCCGCCTTCAATGTAATTATGGCTAATCTCAACGCCTTCACCAACAACAGGTGCTGATCCACCAGCGCCAGAATATGTAATTGCCACGACTTGAGCGCCGCCATATCGAGCCGTACAAGACGAACCGGGAACGGCTGGAAATGATGCTGTAGGAATGGTGAGATATCCGCGCCCATTGTTTGAAAATGAAATTGTAGTCGGATCAACAGCGCCGCCCGCCGTCGTTCCGTATGTAAACGCCGCTTGAACGCCACCAGCGCCCGCTGGAGCCGAGATAGTACCGACCAGCCCCGATGCACTAACGGGACCACCAGAGCCTGCAACAACCGTGCTTGTGTCAATCCATGCGCCCACCAATTGGCTCATGAAAAACACGTTTCCGCGGATCACCGCGTAATTCATCGAATTACAGGCGATGGCGAATTGATCGGTGTTAATGAAGTTGTTGTTCTCAATGCGAGCCTTGTGGCACCCATAGAAATTGATCAAACCGTTCTTAGTGCCGACCAGCGATCCGCCGTCAATCGTCAGGTTTTCAACGACGATGTTTTCTTGCAGCGTCGAATTGATCATGCCATTGCCCGCTAGCGCGGTCTTCAGCTTCAGGATCGACGTGGCGCGGTTCAAGCCAATCAGTTGCTTGCCAGCCGTCAGCGTCAGGCCAGTCACCATGAACGTGCCAGCCGGGATGATGATCACGCCGTCTGAAGCCGTGATCGTGCGCTGAATAGCCAACGTATCATCCGTGACGCCATCGCCAACAGCGCCGTAGTCCTTGACGTTGAATGTTTGGCGCAGCTTGTCGCGCACGGTCGTTGCAACGCCGCCAGTACCAGCCGCAATGTGACCGACCAGACCAGAGCCGGTAGACGCGGCCAAGATTGGGAATGGATCAACAGGAACCGGAATTTGGCCGACAATCGTATTGTTTGACGGTGCCGTATAAACGACTTCGCTATTTTGGTTTTTCACCATGATGGATGAATCGCCAGAAATCCATACGGTGCCTGGCGTTCCGTTGTTATAAGCAAAACCGTTCCGAGTGCGGACAGGCTGGGCAATTGGAACCGTCAGTGCTTCATCCCAATAAACCGTGATTGGGTTGGATTCTGGCGCAAGGTTCTTAGTGCCGAAATACAGATAGCCGCCCTCTAGCGGTGATCCGTCTGTGTCGGTGTAATAGGCGTAGGGCGACTGAATGGAGTAACTCATTGGGGCGGTTCCTGCGTGGGTGTGGGTTGCGCCGTTTGAAGCGCAGCGTTAATTCCAGAAACTTGAATAATCTTCTCTAGCGCCGCCGCTTGTGCTGGCGTGTTTGGCGGAATCTTGGGGAAGTTAATCAACAGGTCACGGACGGCTTTGCTTTCGTAAGCCCGCGCCATTAGGCCAACCGCTGCTCCCGTCACTAGAGCCGATCCGGCGCTTCCGAGAACGCTAGTTAATGCAGCCGCGCCAACGGGAATAGCCAATTGTGCGCCTGTAGCCGGTGACAATTCAGCCTGCGCCGCACGTCGCGTGGCCTCAAGAACCTTGGTTATGCCCTTGATCTGTCCGAGATCAGCACCAGAAAAATAAACACCAATAGAGCTTCCATTTTTTCCAACCTGCGTAATGAATTTCTCAGGACTGAGATTTTCCATACCGCCGGAATCCTTGAGAACCTTTTCAAGAATTGCGGTCTTGGCAATGTTCTTACCAGATCGGCTAAGATTTTGATACAACAACCGAACGTCACTGGGCTTAGTGCTGAATAGCAATTTAGCCACGGTTTCAGGCGTCATATTTCCCTTAGATAACGCAGTCTTAAGAGCGCCAACCTGTAGCTCTTGCACGTTGTCAGACAGACGTTTGTTCGCAATCTTCCACTTATCAAAATCGTTCTTGCCGCCAAACTGCTTGATATGTTCGCCCATATCTTCGCGCAATGTGCCGTAAATTTCCCGGGTGAATTTTTCGCCTGCGCTTTTGACAGACGCAAGATCTGGGTTTTTCAGACTTTCGCCAATTTCCTTGCGGATGGCTTCAACGGTTACAAGATCCTTGCCGATCAAACCGTCTCGTTGACCTTCAAACAAAGACGCGAGCCTTTGTGCGCCTGGGGTGCCTTGATTTTGTAAAGTACCAATGATCTCATCGAATTTTTTGATGGTGTTATCGGTATTAACGACCGTTCCCGGCGCGGTCTTTTCAATGATGCCCGTTTTCATCCCGTTGTATTTTGTGATGAAGGCGTCGCGTGTCCTTAAAAGGTCCGCCGAAACCTTTTCCAGTGCCTCGCCCGCGTCCGTTGCGCCGTATTCATCCATCACGTTTTTGATGGCTTGGACACGCTGATCTTGTTGCGCGGCCCGTGCGCCGCCAGTTCCCGTAATGGGAATTCGCTCGCCGGTCTGTTGAACAAATTTCGTAACGAAATCTTTAGGCGGCAAAACGTCAGACGTCATGAGGTTGACGCCAGCTTGCTCGGCTTGCTGAACAATTTCGGGTTGGGCGGCGGGGGTGCGGATACCTGCAAGCCCACGTTTAGCCATTCCGGCCAGACCAGCGGTTGCGGCAGGGGATATACCAGCACCCAATGCTGCGCCAATCTGAGCGACAGGACCGCCGCCCGCTTGACGTACAGCCTCACCCGCCCCAGACGCCGCACCACCAGCAACAACGCCAGCAACAGGCTGTTGCGCCAGCGCCTTACCAACAGCCCCAGTCAAGCCCCTAGCGCCTTGCACGGCCATACCGCCACCAGCCGTTAGCGCCGCGCCCGTAGCGCCTTCAATGATCTGTTGCGCCAGAAGATCAGTTCCGCTCGTTCCGCGTTGGGGTAAACCAACAGCCGTTGCAGCTCGTTCGGCAACGTCACGATATGGCGTTGGAGAATAACGCTGATATCCAGCGACCGCATTGGCGACCGTATTGACAGGCGCGGCGACAATATCAGCCATCCCGCCTAGGCCCGTTGCGATGTTGCGAACGCCTACGCCTAGGGATTCGGCGGCGGTTCGGGTTTGGGGCGTGGGTTTAGTCTCAGCATCCCGTGCCGCCTTATACATCTGGGCTAATTTCTTGGCGTCTTCGGTGTTTCCAGCAGCATCAGCGGCTTTCAACGCCTGCATGATTTGGGCGGAAGATGCCATTATTCAACACCATATTTTTTGAGCAAGGCAGCCTCGCCTGCAACAGGAGGCTGGCGGAATGTTGGCCCCTTTTGTCTCTTGGGCGCCTCTGTCGGTTCTTTTTGCGGCGCACCCTCATAGAAGATTTGGCCTGTATCCAAACCACCTTTTTTGGCAATTCGTTCAATCCCAGTTCTAACTGTAGATTCGCCTTCTAGCGCAGCATTATACAAACTGCCCGCTTGGCGCTTAAAGGTTTCACGCTGACTTTCTGTCAATCTTTTGCCGCTGACTGCTTTGTTATAAACGTTGACGACCGCTGAAGGAATGCCCGCCGTTTTTTCAGCCGTTGCAAATTCACCTTCACGAACGACCGATCCCGGATCTAGCATTTTCATATAGCCATAAATCAACGCGATATCACCAGCGCCAGTTGGCCCAGCAGCCTTGACGCGGCGATAGGATGATTGAACCTCTTTAAATGGTGCAGTCTGAGTGTTGTATTCTTTACGCAGTGCGGTTTCAGCCTCTGGGCGCTTGGCTGCGGGAATGACGCCAGCGGTTAATGATGCGGCCTCCGCATTTGCACGGGCAGCCGAAGCGCGTGATTCGGCGGCAGACGCATTAGATGCAGCCGCCGAAGCGCGAGCCGCAGAGGTTTGAGCGCCTTTCAGACCGATACCGGCCAGCAAATCGCGATAGTTGGCCTCTTCGTTTTTCTCTGCGTATTTTGCCTTGGCCTCGTCAACGATGACTTGGAATCCGGCGCTTTTAGCCTTGGCTTCACCCTCTGCAAACTTACCCTTGAACAACAGTTCCTCTTGCATGGCCTTTAGGGCTGGTGCGCCAATTTCAGAATCAAACGCCAATTTAGACGCGATATCAGCCGAAACGGTTACGCCACCGTCATCGTCAATGGTTTCAGCCAATGCTCGCGCCCTTTGAGCGCCAGCGCCGTCGCCGCTATTTTCCAATGCCGTTGCGCGATCCATTAGAATTTGCTTGGCTATCTCAGGCTTACCGCTATTCAGAGCATATTTGACCTGTAAAGCGGGGGTGAATTCCGCCTTTTTTTGCTCGGTCGTCATTGCCGATAATTTGGATTCGTAAGCCTTTAATTGTTCGGGACTTGCCGCCGTCATCATCACGGCCCGCATATCGTCAATCGTAGCGTCTGGGCTAGCGGCCCTCATAACCAATTCGCCAACCTGGCGCAGGCGCTCCTGACCGGCCTTTTCGGCTTCGACCTTCAGGCGATTGGCTTCTAAGGTTTGTTGGTTCTGCTGAATGCCCATGCCGAAATTTGCGGCCTGCTCGAAAGCGGCCAGCGGGTTTTGCATAGGTACGGTGTAGTCAATAGGCTGGACCATAATCGACCCTTAAATAATTGGCACGGGAGGCTGACCGAAGCCGCCGAAATTGCCGTAAGATGGAGTGGGTGCGACAGGAGCAGGCGCAGCCGCCGGAACCGCAGGCTGACCAAACGTCCCGCCAAGCCCCTTAAACACGCCTAGGCCAGTTGCGAGTGCTTGCGGCAAGTAAGACTGCCCAGCCGCGATCTGCCCGCCAGCGGTCGCCGCTCCTTGCTGTTGCAATAGGTTTCCGACGTTAACGCCCGTCTGCATCCCAGCGCTACCAACACCAACCGCCGCGTTCGCCCCAGTCGTCGTCAAGCCGCCCAAATTCTGATACTGTTGTTGGATCAGTCCCGACAGCAAATTAGGTCGAAACTGAGCCAACGTGGCCTGAGTATTCCCGCCGCGAAGCCCGCCCGTGGCCGATGCGTTTTGCAACAGCGCGTTTTCACCCTGAGCAACCATCGACGTAAATTGGGGGCTCATTTCGATTTCGCGAATCGCCTTAGCCTGAGCCTCTGGACCGGCAAGACCGATTAACGCCTGTTGCGCCGATAGTGCGCCCTCGCCAGCCTGCGCGTAGGGGCCAAGCAATTTTTGCGTTAGGTCAAACTGACGGCGCTGCTCTTCTATCCCAGCCTGTGCGGACGCGGCTTGCGTTCCGGCGGCTGACTTAGCGGCGGACGCGGCTTTAGATCCTGAATAGATCATAGCTCCGGCTGTAGCCAATCCGGCGGCTGCTACTAGTGACATTACATAACCTCCAGCGCATTAACCGGCGCAGGCACAACCAAAGCATCCCATAATTTTTCAGGTGATTTTTCGTTATCGGAATTTAGATGAAACGTCGTCACGACGGAATCGGTGATCGCAAATCCGGCTCGCTTTGAACCAGCGCCAGAAACAACCATTGCGCCGGGATACAGCGTCTTGGGGCCATCGTCAGACGTAACGCGGATGATGCCGAACCGCACGACAAAGAAACATTCGTTCTTGTGAATCTGCCCAGTGAGCGCAACGCCAGCCGGGATGTGCATCGTGCGAGCGTACAGCCCATTGCAAAATTCGTGCTCGACGGGGAGTTCGACCTGATCGGCCTGCAAAATCAGATCTTCAAGCGCAAATATGGCGGCATGATCTGTTAAGGCGTTTTGCTGCATGGTCGCGATATCGGTCATAGTCTCTCACATGGAGGCACGAACCGCTGGGCGCTCTTCAATCTCAGCGTTGCGAGTATATCCGACCCTGAGTATTTATCAAGACACCTCACGACCCGACGCCGTAACGGTCAATGCCGATCCTGATCCGGCCAACGTCGAGATAAACCCACCAGCCTCCAACACCTGACCGATTAGTTCGGGACATATATACGTTCCATTTGGCGCAATGGATTTCGTTTTAATAATTAAATTTTCGTTACCGGCAGTTTCGCTAACAGTGATCAGATTCACACTAAAAACCACGGCTGCGGCGCTTGTGTTTGTCACCGTGAATTTATCAATGATCGCCTTACAATCAACAGCGGTATATTGCGTCGTCTGGACGGCTTCCATCTGCTTTGAAGGAATGATGTTTTTAACGGTTACGGTCATAACGTTCCTATCGTTTATAGGCGCGGAAATAGATCGTCCCAGCCGCCAGCGTCACACTAGCGCCAGTGTTATTATAGATCACGCATTGAACGCTATTCGCCGCCGTTACAAACGCCGTTGCCGAACAGTCCAGAAGCGGGAAACTGAAGCCGACTTCGATAAAATCACCAAAGACAACGCCGGGAAGCGTTGTAGATTGAGAACCGTAACTGCCGTTCAAAATGGTCGCGCCCGCGAACGACTGACTGGCGTTTAGCGGTATGTCTGTAAACGTGGTGGACGACAAAACGTTCATTGGCCTAATGACATTGCCAATAAACGAACATGCCATAACCGTAATGTTAGACAGCAGTGCGCTTTCTTCGGTGTAGCCGAATCTTTGAGTGCCTGCGCCCGTGTCAACGCAGCGACAGCCAACGATCATGCTGCCGCTCGCCTTGGCAATGCCGCCAGAGCCATAACGCGCCGAAATGCCGCTGTACGCCGACGATCCGCGTCCATTGTTGGCGCAATAGGCGTTTGATAGAATTCCGTTCTCGGATCCCCAGTCAATCCCCATGCCGTCGTTCGCAACAGCAATTAGTCCCGTCGCAATCGTCCCAACGCCCCAGATTTCAAAGCCGCCAGCTCGGTAGCCGTTAACATCAACGCCGGTTCCATCCGTCGCCATACAATTAATGATACCGCCGCGATTCGAGCCAATTTCGATCACGATGCCAGCGCCAAACGACCAGCCATAGATGGAGATATTCTTAAACCAAATATCTTCACCGATAGATAGGATGGAGCTATTTCGGCATGTACCGTTACCCAGAACGATATTAGCTGAAGCGACTAAACCACCAGAATTTAGATAAGTGTAATTGGAAATGTTAATCGCTTGGTTCTGCGTCAGTGATTTTGAGTTTTTGATGATCTCAAAATTCGAAATGACACCCGTGTTGCAGCTATCCAAGCCGATGCCGTATTTGAACATATTAATAATTTGAACATTATTAATCGTAAAATCGACAATCGAATTAAACGAAAGAGCACCAGCGCCTGTATGCGTGGCAAGATTGTTATCGTCTATCGTCATATCGTGCAGCCCGATACAGGTCGTGCTGATTGATTTTATGCAGCCGTTCGCGCCGGTTGACGTCCATTTCAGGGTAGTCGAGCCAATACCCGCACCGTGCCATGATTGGTAACTGGGCAGCGTGAGCGTGACGCTAGCCTGAATGATGCCAGGTGGAAAAATAAACCGACCCGGCCCAGCCGCAGCAATGGCCGCAAAACCCGTGTTATTCTGAGCCGCCGTATTTGACGGACTGACGCCGAATTGTGCGGCATATCTGACACTGGGATCAGTGTTTTTCCACTCAGCCGTTGCAGGGTAATAGGTCAGAACATCGTTGATAGCTGGCGTCGTAAGCGTTACGTCGCCCAGATCGTCAAGGTTAAGGGATGAGGGAATGGTGACTGGCGCAAGGTCCAGCAGCGTGTCACCGCTATTTGTAATTTCGTTGGCAACGTTGATCAGCGATTCAAATTGCTTAATCGTCTCATGATCAGGCAGAAATGCCGCAAGCTGATTTCGCGTTAGCTTCAATCGGGCCATTAGTTCGCCAACGGCTCAATTGCCGCCTCTAGCCGCAGGAACGATAGGTGTGCCTGAGAGTCGCCCTTAAATCGCTGTATGCGCCAGTTCCGCATAGCGCCCTGGCGGAACCACCGCAGACGCTTGGCACGGTCTCCTTGCGCCCCTACGCGAATATAATTGTCTTGGCTCCAAGTCTGCCCATCCAGCGAATAGGACGTGGCGATCTGTGGATTCAGTCCGAACGCGACCCGACCCGTGAGGCTGACCAGTTCCAGATCATAGATGATCGCACCGCGCCCGTCGTTGTACAAGATCAGCGTTCCAAATTCCCAACGTGCGATATCCCCATATTGGGATGAAATTGTATCGGACAGATAGCCATGATTAACCGACGCCGTGTCGCCCGTGAGCCACTTGTCGTAGCACCAAACCAGATTCTGCGCTCGGTACTCAGAGAACCCTGTAAGTCCCGTCGTCAACGTAAACCAGACAGGCTGGCCCAGCGCAGACGATGCCGCCGCGTCATAAACAATGGTGCGATCTGGAAGGTGAATCCAAAGGTGTTGATGGCCTTCGTCAACCTTGGTTTCCATCTTCACGCCAGATAATTGATCCTCCGTGTAGCTTTTCAGCAACACCTCAATCTCGCGTGTCGCGATCTTAACCGTACCCGAATTCGCACCCAAAAATACCGAAATGGTTTCGTTGCGGCCCGATCCAAGAAACGCCACCGCGTCAAGGTAAACTGTGCAGGCAAACGTTCCAACGCAGCCCTTCATGATCTGTGCGCCCTCGACCCGTGCGAACGGGAAGAAATCGCCGCCCACGTTGTCGAACACCTCAATGGTGTTTCGGTTTAGCGCGTAGACCTCATTGCGTACCTTTAATAGTGCCACCACCGGATCAGGATCGGCTTCGGATGATCCATATTTCAGCGGGTTAACTTGCGTTGGATCGTTCAATTCGGTGACGATCAGCGATTCGCCGTCGGTCGTCATGAAATAACCATCAACCCAAACAACGTCGATCACTGTTCCCAAATCGGGATCAGTCACCAGCGTTAGCGTCGTTCCGTCCCAATAGTACAGCGACCCGCTAGAAGCCACCGCCAGACGGTCAAATGAATAGTCAAACGTAACCAGCCCGGACCCGCCAACGTCGCCCAGCGTTGAAACTGAGCCGTCAGCGGCCACCTTAACCAGCTTGGTCCCCATGACGCGGTAACACTCGCCGCGCCAGTTAATCCCGCCCCGGTCAATGCCTGGCCCTGATCCAAACGTGACGATACCGTCAGCCGGTCGCAGATATCCCGCCGAAATACCAGAAACCGTAGGAACCGGAATCAGGTTGACGGGATATGATGTGCGAATGTCCGGGCCGTTGTCGGTGTAGATGCCGTTTAGGATCGGAATCTGCGTCACGGTTAGATGCCGCCTTCGCCCGTCTGAATGTAGAGCGTGGCACCCAGCGCCGAGATGTGCGCCAGCGTGTCGTCACCGTCGCCCTTGGAAACGATGATCTCGCTACCGGCCCGAACCGGCATATCTGCCGTGG